AGGACAACTCCCAACTTTGGTCGGGCACCCCATAGGGGGGTGGCTATTCTCTGGCTAAGGGAGTGAATAGCGACTCCCGCGATGCAACACTCAGTCACCTGCGTTTAGATCGTTAAGTTAACTAGAGATATGTTGTAATATGGTATGTAGACATTAATGAGGCAACAAATTGGTAAAGCGCGATGGAAGCATTGATCAAACGTGAAGCAATAGCAGTCCACTTGCCTCTCAAGTTGGGATAGACATTAAAGCCATACTGAGTAGCTATTTTGGACATGTTAGCTACAGAGATAAAATCAACGACTGGCAGCGGAACTAAATCAAGAACCATGCTGGTAAAAGGCCCTCGATCTGGCAAATCTTCCCTGTTTAGTCGCCGTTCCCAATCTAGTTCGTTTTCAATTGGTGGGAGTATGGCCGGGGAACCTAAAGAATATGATGAGGCTGTCAGCTTGTATTCGCCAATTACTAAGTCGACTGGTCCGTAATATTCTACCACTCGGGGTAATCTATATCTATTACCACTATAGTACTGCGACATTGAATTGGTAGTAACCCAAGTAAACGTCTTATGATTATATGGTAATTTTCCAAATCCGCCATGTATTTTTGGACTATGAAGCCACAGAAGAGCCTCTCGTTTGCCAAACTTGGATACTCTGTTTGATATAGCGTTAGCGAGGTCTCGTGCGACCAACATTTCATCCATGGGTAGGCCCAACCGATCGAAGAGCTGTTTCCACAGGTCAGTTAACTCAAACAGTTTTTCGTCAGGCCTTCGGTACGACAAATCTTGAGTGAATAGAAGGGAACCAAAAATACGAGCAGGATAACCCGATGTACCATAATGGCCATATAAGGTCTTCAAGTATTCAGCGAAATGCGTAGACTTCCAGTTCTTACTCGCATTAGCACTAGACCCAAATTTAGCATACGCTTGTTCAACTTCGAGAAGCGATGGTTGATAGCCATAATCTGAGAACGCAAGCACATCATCACCACAAGCCCAATTTAACGAACTGGGAATAATAGTACGTTGTTTAATAAAGTTCATCCAAGAATTCAAGAACGTGGTCAGAGCCAGTCCAGAAGGCATACCTTTTAACCATCGTCCTGATTTACCCTCAAAGGAC